CATCGGCGCCGCCCCCCGGCCGCCGCTCTCCGAGCACGATCCGGTCGACCATCCGTCGCACTACGTCAGCCACCCTTCGGGCGTCGAGTGCATCCAGGTCACCGAGCATATGGGATTCAACCTCGGCAATGCGATCAAATACATTTGGCGCGCCGACCTAAAGGGTGACGCGATCGAGGATCTGAAAAAGGCCCGATGGTATGTCGACCGGGAAATCGCGCGCCGCGGGAAGGCCAAGCCATGATCGTCCTCCACTCCCGTTCCGCGACCATCCCCTCGGCCACCGTCCGCTTCATGACCTGGAGCGAGTTTTCCCATGTCGCCGTCCTCACCCCCTCCGGCACCGTCCTGGAGGCTGTGTTCCCTCGGGTGCGGGAGGTCCCCTTGATCCAGTATCTCGCCGAGCAGGGCGAAACCTGGGCGGTGGACCGGCCCTGCGCGGATCCGGTCGCCGCCCTGGCCTGGGGGCGGTCGCAGATCGGCAAGCGCTATGACCTCCTGGCCCTGGTCGGGGTCGCGGTGCACCGGGACTGGCACCGCGACGACCGCTGGTTCTGCAGCGAGTTCATGGCCGCGATGTTTGAGAAGGGCGGCTCCCCCCTGTTCCGGGCCGGCGCCCTCGACCATGTGTTCCCCCAGCATTCCTGGCTGCTCCATGGGCCGGCGGCCCTAGTCCCCAAAGGCTCCGTCCGCTTCCCGGTGATGGCATGATCGACGCCCTTAATCTCTGCGTGGATTGCGCCCACTTTAACGATCGCGGATATTGCGACCGCCTCTATCCAATGGGGCACATTGAGCCTGTGTGCGGCCAGTGGGTCTTTGAGCGAGGGGTCGCCGGAACCCAACGATTCTTCCCTTGGCTCTGCGGCAAGAAGGGGCGCCACTTCCAGCCGAAGGTGAACCCATGAGGCATCTGCCGAAGGCCCAGGTCCAGCGCCTCGCCCGCGCCCGCTCCACCCGCGCCGCCCGGTCCCTGGCCGCCTTTGATCGTGTCCTAGATGTGCTTCGGGGCCTCGGGTCGAACATCCATGTGTTCCGGGACCCGGTTGAAACCCAGCCCCTCAAGGTCTACCGCCGTGTGCGGCCCGACGGGATCACCGAATACGCCATCCTCGGCGACCCGGCCGCGCCCCTCGACTGGTTCTCCATCCCTGGCGACCCGGCCGCGCCCCTCGACTGGTTCCGATCCTCTGATCCGAAAGGCAAATGATGCTCCGTGGAACCATCACCCCCCGCTTCCCCTGGGGCATCCCGTCCGACGCCCTGGCGCCCCAGGTGCCCTTCGTGCTCCCCCCGGTGCCCTACAACGTGCCGGACGCCATCGGCCCGGTCATGTCCTGCTGGGCCTGCCTCCACCTTCACCTCGTGGCGCTGACGGCTCTATACCTGGCTGTCGGTCCCTCCCGGGTGACGGACCGCCTCACCCAGCAGTTCGAAGAGACCCGGGCGATCCTCCTGCCGTCCCTGGGCCCCCACGTCATGAGCGGGCTCGCCCGGGATGCCGCGACGACCGCCGAGGCGGTGATCCACGACCTCGGGCCCCAGGTCAGCGCCGCGGAGGCGGGCTGGTGGGGCGTCGTCGCCCAGGCCGGCTTCGCCCTGGCGGCTTGGTATGGCCTCCACCCCGAGACGCTGCCGGAATCCGAGCGGGCCCAGGCCATGAACAAAAGCCTGCGCGCCGGGGTCGAAGCCCTATTCGGTGAGGGGGGCGCCAACCGCATCCTCAACGCCGCGACCGGGGATGGGGCCGGGGATCTGCTCAAGCTGGTGGCCGAGGTCCAGTTGACCCTGGAGTCCAGCGTCCACCCCGATCTGGTGGCCCATGAACCCCTTGCCTGAATCCCCCGCCCTCACCCCTCTGGAGCGGGCGAACCTGCGGGCCGCCGAAATCCTGCGCCCCCTGCTCGGCCTGGGCCCCGACGTCGCCGCGGAGGCCCTGGGCTGCCGGGGTGACCTGTTCGCTGCAGCCTGCCTCAAGATCGTCCCCAAGGGGGGCGGATCTATGGTCCCCCTGGCCTTCAATCCCATCCAGTTGGACTACCTCCGTTCGCTCCGGGCCCGGAACGCGGTTGTGCCCGGGGTCGATCGGTTCCGCGGGGTGCGCGACGCCATCGTCAAGCCTCGGCAGTTGGGATTCTCGACCGAGATCGCCGCCCTGTTCTTCCACGATGGGCTGCGGAACCCGGGCCGGGTGACGGTGGTGCTCGCCCACGACAAGGATATCGCCGGCATCCTCCTGGAGACCTACCGAGCCTTCTTTGAACACCTTCCGCCCGAGATCAAGGCTGGGATCTCCCTTCGGACCGACTCCAAGTATGAGTTCGTGCTCTGCTTTCCGGGCGACCAAGCCGTCTCCCCCCCGTCGAAGTTTGTCATCGACACCGAGGGCGGCCATCCCTGGCGCGGCGGGCGCATCGACAACCTTCACGCGTCCGAGGCCGCCTTCTATAAGGATTTCGGAAAGTTCATGGCGAGCTACGCCCAGGCGGTCCCGATCGACGGCAACATTTTGCTCGAGACGACGGCGAACGGCCAAAATGATTATTTCCGGCTGGTCGAGAAGGCGCTCGCGCTGCGCTCCCCCTACGCGGTGATCTACTACCCCTGGTGGGCCCATCCCGAATACTGCATCCCCTGGCCCGAGGGCGAGGCCCCGACGCAGGAGGAAACCGCCCTTATGATCCGGGAGGGGTTGACCCTCCAGCAAATCGCTTGGCGCCGCGGGAAGCAGCAGGACCTGGGCGACCTGTTCCTCCAGGAATACCCCGAGACCCTTTTGGGTGCGTTCTTGAGCACCGGCCGCCCATTCTTCGATCCGAAGCTGGTCAGCACCCGCCACCAGGAGGCCCTGGCTCGGGCGAAGTCTGCCCCCCCAGAAACGCCCAGGGCGCACGTCACAGTATGGGAGTCGCCGGATCCGGCCGAGCAGTATCTGATCTCCGGGGACGTCGCCGAGGGCAAGGACACCGGCTCGACCGATATCACCGACCCCGAGCGAGGCGGGACGGATTTCTGCGCCGCGTTCATCGTCAAGGTGCGAACCCTGCAGGTGGTCGGCGCCATCCACGGCCGGGTGCCTCCGGTCGAGTTCGCCCGCCTGCTGATGGGCGCCGGCCGCCTCTACGGTTGGGCGGTGATCGCGGTGGAGCGGAACAACCACGGCCACTCGACGGTCGCCACCCTTGAGGCCGCCGCCTACCCGCAGACCTACCGGCACCTAGAATACGACCAGGGCGGGACCATCTCCTATCTCCGCCCCGGCTGGCCGACGGACGTCAAGACCCGCCCGCTCATGCTCGATGCCCTCGACACGGCGATCCGGTCCGGCGCCTGGATCTGCCCCGATCCCGACTTCTGGCGGGAGGCGTCGACCTTCCAGCGGGGCCCATCAGGCAAACCCGAGGCGCTGCCGAACTGCCACGACGACCGGGTGATCGCGGCTTCCATCGCCGCCTACCTCTGCACCCTCGGCCGGAATGCCTGGGGCTGCCCCCCGGTCGCTGGCGTCGACGCAGCGGGCTACCGGACCGGGCCGGCCGCAACCGTCCCCGCGGCCCCCGCGGAAGCCCTGGCGCCCCCACCCCGCCCTGTCCCGACCCCTCGGATCATCGCGGCCGATGCAGCGTCCACCGACCCCTGGGCCCTCCTGTCCCAGCAGCGGGAGGCGGCCCGCGCCCTCTCTTGCGCGACCTGCAATTCCTTCTCGGCCGGCTTCTGCTCCCTGCAGCGGTTCTCGTGCAAGGCGAGCGACCCCGCTTGTCCCATGCACTACCCCGCCGATGCCGCCGAAGGCATAGCGCCCATGGCTCCTGTTGATGGTGAGGTTTCCTGGTGAGCGACTTCAGCTATATCCCCGCGAATGGAAACCCTTTTGCCCACCTGGGCGCGGCTGCCGCCGTCGCTAACCATCCCTTCGCGCCGCTGGATGAAGTCCAGGACGCGGGCCAGGAGGTCCTTGCCACCTACGGGGAGGCGCCGCCCCAGGACCTCATGAAGATGATGAGCTCCTGGATCACGCTCCAGCAGGCCGAGCAGGTCGCCGGCCGGATGGTCCAGAAGGCGCTGCAGATGACGACGCCCGGGTCCGAGGACCCCAAGGCCCGGACCTCCCCGGTGCTCAACCACATGGGCGGCCCTGGTGGGCGCTACGTCCCGAAGCAGGGCGTCCCGTTCTCCGTCCTCAAGCAGCTTTCGAAGCGCATCGAGGTCATCCAGGCCATCCACCGAACCCGGAACCGGCAGGTCGCCGCGTTCAGCCGGCTCTCGTCCAAGGAAGATGCCGTCGGCTGGCGGCTTCACGCAGCGGATCCCAATGCCGTTCTGGGCGAGGATCACATCGCCTACCTCGCGTGGCTCTCCAAGTTTCTTGAGTGCGGCGGACGGGAGTTCGACGCCCTCGAGCGCCAGCGCCTGAAACGGGAATCGTTCCCGATGATGCTCCGCAAGCTGGTGGATGACTCCCTCTGCCTGGACCATGCCTGCCTGGAGACCGTTCCGCTCAAGGGTGCCCGGGGGCTCGACGCCTTCTTCCTGCGGGATTCGGCGACCTTCATGTTCTCCACCGAGCACTTCTCGGACGGGCTGGCCGGGGTCGAGGCGGATCCCGATTCCTTCCTGATCCAAGAGGTCCAGCCCGGGTCGATGGATTCGTTCTCCCATGCCGAAATGGCGCTGCTCCAGCGGAACGTCCAGACCGACCTGGAATGGTGCGGCTACGGGCTCTCCGAAGAAGAAAGCTCGATCGAGACGATCTCCAATTTCGTCCAGGCCCTCAGCTTCACCCGGGAGGGTATCGATAACAACGCGATCCCCCGCGGCATTCTGCTCGTTTCCGGCAACTACGATCCAACCCAGATGCAGGCGTTCCAGGCCCAGTGGCAGGCGAAGGTCCGGGGGGCCCAGAATGCCTTCGGGCTCCCGATGCTGTCCTCCCGGGGTCAGCAGGGCGCCGCCCAGTTCATCCAGACCGGCCAGCCGTTCTCGGAAATGGCGTTCAGCAAGTGGATCAGCCTGCAGACCTCGATCTCCTGCGCGATCTACGGCTGTGACCCCACCGAGATCAACATCGCCCCCTTCGCCGACCAGAAGTCCGGCCTCGCCGGGGACGACACTTCGGAGCGGCTGGCTGCCGCCCGGGACAAGGGGCTGCGGCCGTTCCTCTCGGATATCGAGGGATTCGTCTCGGATTCGATCCTCAGCCGGTTCGCCCCCTGGGTCCGGCTGGAGTTCACCGGGCTCAACCCGGGCGACGAGAAGTTCAAGGCGACCGAGCGGGCCCGTCTCAGCACGATCGACGAGGCGCGCGCCTCCCTCGGCATGCCGGCCCACCCGGTGCCATCGATCGGCGCCCTGCCGGCCGACCCCGGCATCCTCAGCGCCGAGTTCCAGCGGTATCAGGCAATCCTGACCCTGGACGAAGGCCGGAAGGCATGGGGCGGCCTGGATCCCTACCCGGTTCCTGCCGTCGGCATGATGCCCCTCAACCCCTCGATGCAGGCTGCCGTGTCCCAGGCGATGCAGCCCCAGCAGGAAGAGGGGGCCGACGGGGCGGAAGGCGAAGATGGCGAAGGCGGTCCCGACGAAGGCGAGGCCCAGGCTCCCGGCCCCCCCCCAGAAGGCTTCGGCGGGGAAGTCTCGGACCGGCTCTCTGCCCTCAAGGGTGGCGGGGAGGCGTGATGCCCCAGTCCCCCGCGGGCGATCCCCGCATGCTCGCCAAGTCCTTCGTCGACCCCCGCACCGTGCCCGACGCGCCCTCTCGCCCGATCTTCAAGGCGATGGGGCGCCGCGTCGTCGCCGCCCCCTCTGCCGCCCAACAGCAGGCGGAGCGCCCCTTCTGGGGCAAGCACTGGAACCATGATGTGTCGGTGATCGAGGAAGCCTATTTCGGCTGGGGCAACCGCTTCCTCCTGGGCATGCTCTCCGCGGCCCTCGGCCGGCCGGTGCGCCCCCGGCAGATCATCAAGGCCGGCTTCATGGATGTCCAGGCCCCCGTCGACGGATGGGGAAAGGTCATCGACCTGTTCAATTCCAAGCGGCCGGCCTCGGAGCTCATGGACGGCTGGCAGAATGTCATCGACCGCCTGACCGGCGCCCTGGCCCCGATCGGCGACCAGCAGGCCGCGGCCCAGGCCCTCGCCCTGCGCTCGACCCTCATGTCCCGGATCGCCGGGAAGATCCACGGTGCGCCCATCACCCTCCCGTCCTGGGAAAAGGCAAAGCAGGATGCCTCCCGGGCCCAGGCGGAGGCTATGTCCTGGACGGCCGCCCGGGGCGCCGAATACGCGCAGAACCTGACCGCCCAGGCCCGACATGGGCTCTTGACCACCCTCGTTGAGTCCCGGCAGGCCGGGGAGGGCCCTGGGAAGCTGGCCTCCCGCATGTTCGACACCTTCGGCGACCTCAACCGCGACTGGCGCCGGCTCGCCTTGACCGAGTCCGCCATGGCCGTCCAGAACGGCATCCTGGCCTCGGTCGACCCTGCCGACGGCTGGATGGCCGACTGGTCCGCTGCGCCGAACGCCTGCCCCTACTGCCTCGCCCAGCATCATCGGTCGTTCCGGGTGGTGGCTGCCGACGACCCGAAACGGAACGGCGACACCGACCTCTGGCCCGGGAAGAACAACATCGGCCGGTCCGCCCACCGCTACTCGACGAAGCTCGGCCGCTACCGCGATCGGGTGGAGATGTTCTGGCCCTGCGTCCCTGCTCATCCGAATTGTGCCTGCCTGCTCACCCTCCGCCCGATCCGGGGCTTCTCCCGGCCCCTGAAAACAGCCCCCACCTTGAAAGGGTGAACCCATGCAAAACCCCGCCACCCGCCTCGGCCGCCCTGGTGATGCCCATGTCACCGGGACCATCGCCGGCCTCGCCGTCAGCAGCCATGCCTATGTCAATTTCGATCTCGGGCCCGCCTGGGACCTGTTCTCCCAGGTGCAGATCATCCTCTGCCCGGTGGCGCCGATGACCGCCCTCAACACCGTCACCGTCTACGGCGCCGAGGCCCCCTACTCCACCGCTGCCGACGTCGTCCCCTCCCGGATCCTCGGCATCCCAGGTGCCGCTGTCCCCTCCCAGGCGAAGTTCACCAACCTCGCCCCGGCCACTGGCGCCCAGGCGGTCTGGGTGCGCCCCGCGGGCCGGTTCATCGTCGTCGACTTCTTCAACCAGGACCCGACCAATGCGGCCGGCCCGACCTCGGCGATCACCTTCGCCGCCTACCCGGGGGCCTGATGGCGAAACCGAAGCTCCCCGCCCCGGGTGCATCCGACCGCGAGGCCGCGGCGGCGAAGCGCATGCTCGAGCGGATCCAGGAGTCGAACCGGCTGGCGGCCGAGCACGAGGCGACCCTGGACCCCCGGCAGAGGGTGGGGCTATGAGCGTTCGGTTCGGGGATTTCGGGCGCGCGATCGAGCACCAGCGCCGGCAGGTCATCCGATTTGAGGCTGCGGCGGCCGAGAACCCTCGGCTCCGATGGCAGATGAAGTCCTGTTGGATCGCCCTGGCTGCCCTGGAGTTGATCAAGGAATACGGGGCCGAGGGCATGGTCCTGGCGACCGTCGCGGCCGAGCACGACCTGCCGAAGCCCGACTCGGTCCCCGAGCCGGCCATGGCGGAATGATAAAGGCCCCCATCTTGGGGGCCTTTCGTTGGGGTGCTGGTGGCTCTTAGTGGTGCAAGAGGTAGGGATTCGCGCTGTGCATCGCGTATGAGTAGAGGGCTGTTTGGAATACCAGATAGGCGATGAACCCGACGCCGAAGAATAGGAAGATCGCCGGAATCGACGCCAGGGCCCACTTCACCATGAACCCTGCCATTGACCAGAAGGGCATGTGGATGTCGGTGACGCGGACGGCAGGCGCCAGGGCTTCTGGCTCGGCTCGGACCCGAGGGGCCGGGGCGCTCATCACTTCTTCCTGGTGGGGATGCTCGGGCATGGCTGACTCCTTTGCGGCGGTGGCCGCCGTTCTCAGGCTACATCAATCTCGGCCTCGACCTGCCATCCCTCGGCGCCGTCCTCCCAGGCGCAGACCACATGGTAGGTGGTGCCGTCGACCGTGACCTCCCCGTCGAAGTAGTCGATCCGGTCGTCCTCGTCGTATTCGGTATCCTGGCCGGCGGCGATCCGGCTGCTCACCGCCTGCATGATCTCGGGCCGGTGCAGGTCCACTTCGGTCATCGCGTCCTCCCCTCTCGGTTATCCGTTGTATTCCGGGCAATCCTTCCGTGCTTCCTCGTGGTAGGTGTCGACCGTGTCGCTGAGGGCGCCCAGGGCATCCAGTTCCGCCCGGGTGAGGACCAGGGTGTCGTCGTTGCCGTCGAGGTAGCCGTTGTTCATGCCGCAGTCGTAGCTGGCGGAGAAACGTCCGCTTGTTCTGCCGTCGGCCGCCTTGCGGGTCTGCCCCCAGATGATGGCTGGCGTCGCGGGATCTTGGGGGTCCAGCGCCAGGGTGACACGGCTGGAAATGTGAATTTCCTTGTAGTCCATGGGGGCTCCTGTTGGGTAATTGTAGCGACCTTCACCGCCGAAAGCCCCTCTCGGGGCCCGGGGTGGCGTGGCGCGCGGGGCGCCTACACCTGGGCGAGAGCGGCTTTGACCTGGGCCTCCAGGCTCCCAGTCATGGGCGCGCGGCGCAGGCACTGTTCTAGGGCGATCACCAGGGTGGCCGTGCGATCCTCCGCTTCGCCCGGAATGGCGAGGTTGACCTGGGCATGGGCTTCGTTCAGGCAGGCGTTGGCCTCACCCAGCAGTTCCAGGATGACCGGGGTCATGTGGCTGCTCTGGCTGGCGGCCCGGATCCCCTCCTGTGCCTTGCGGATGTTGCCCATGGCGCGGGATGCGTATTGGGCGGTGAGGGCGGCGGCGATGGTGGTCATGGTTGTTCTCCTGACCACAACCATCGGCTCACTTGTGCCGATAGTCAACTATGAAAGAAAAAAATATCGAATCACTATCACAATGTTATCTGCCTAGATTTTCCCCTTCGCCTTGAGCCAGAAAACGATGGCGTCGCGGACCTCCCGTTGGACGCTCACCCTTTCTTCCACCGCCAGGGCCTCCAGTAATTTGTCTATCTCCAGAGGGATACGGATGGCTCTCTGCCTTGAGGGGGCAGACGGTTCCCCCCGCTTGGGGCGTCCTGGAGAATCGCGGATAGGCATCCAAAAGCGTTATCCCGCATGCCGCATATTGACAAGTTCATTAAATTGCATCCCTATTTATTGGTTGTCACCCCAGTAGAATGGTCACTTGGAGATTTCATGAACCTCGAAAAAGCCGCCGAAATTTTTGAGTCGTCCGAACGGGCGGTCCTCCTTGCGCTGGCGGTTCACGACGTCATGGTCGACCGTGGTGATGTTCCGCTGGCTCGGTCCATGTGGACCGTCGCCACTGACGCTCATGCGGCTGCGACGGCGGCCGGAGCCGTCCTTGAGATCGTCCTTCCGCCGCTCCCCATCCGGGCGGGCCCGGGGTATCCCGTTCCGGCATCTGACGATGCTTGGCAGCTTGCCGCCTGGATGTCTCCCCGGATCAGCCTGCCCCGGGAGGTCCCACCCCCCGATGGTGACCGTCGGGAGCCTGGGCGGGGTGAATCCCTTCCGGCTGGCGTGTCCTGGCTGCGGCGGAGGAAGGCGACCGTCACGCCGATGGTCTGGATGCGGGCCCGCCATGAGGTGCTCTGGATGGCGTAGGAAGGCCCCCGTCGCCGAGGGCCTTGGATCTGTGCAGGGGCCGCACGGTGTTGTCCCCCGCCCCGGATGGCACTTCCTATCTGTTCCCGCCGCCAGTAGCCCAATGGGCCGACCCGGCTGCCATCTCAGGTATGCGCCAGGGTATCATGCTCGGCGCCTGAAGGCTTGGTCGAGGGCGAAATCCTAGATGATGATTATCGGCGGGCCCGCGCGGCATCGAGGGTGCAACGGAGGGCTGCGCGATCCCGGACCGCCTCGTTCCGATCCTGTTCGGCCTCGGCGAGCCTATCGCGCAGGGCGTCGCTGGCCTGTCTGATTTCCTGGTGTTCAGCCATGATCACCGGCCATTCGGCGAGCAGGGCCGAAACCTTAGCCCGGTCGGCCTCGGCCTCCGGGTCCCGGGCGCGCCGGTTCCACCACTCCAGGGCTCCCCCGGTTGAGTCTCCGAAAACCTGGGCGTTGCAGGTTTGGCACACGACGCTCCCGGTGCCGTCGTCCCCGGTTTGGGTCGCCTCATCCCAAGGGGTGTAGACAAATTCCGCGGCGCCCCCGCAGAACGGGCAGGGCTTCAATGCTGGATCGGGCACGGTGGCTCCTGGGGGGCGAGGGTGCATTCGATGTAGTCGTCGGCGGCGACGGCTGGAAACCCTCCGGCCGGGGTCACCAGGAAGGTGTTGCCCTCGATGCGGACCTGGGCGGCGATGGTCTGTTGGAGGCACACCAGGGCTGCCCGGAACCGCTCCTGGTCCCTCAGCGCCTGGGCGATGATCCCGACGGTGAAGTCGTCCCCGCTGATGGTGATCGTGTGGCTGTCCTTGTCAGGGTGAGGCCGGGGATCCGGGATGTTGATCCAGGCGCGGGACCGCTCGAGGTGGACGGTGAATCCTTCAGTCATGGGCGGGGCCCTCCTTTATATTAATGATGCGCCCCAGGTAGACCAGGGCCGGCTGCCCGGTGACTGGATCGATCCGGGTGGTGTAAATGATGGCGGTCCCGGGCGGGACGGTTGGGCTGACGCGGACCTCGATGGGGAGGCCCATTAGTAAGGCCAGCCGTGCGCGCGCGCCTTGCGGACGACCGCTGGGCAGGCCCGCTCCCACTTGACGCTGGGCATGCCGACGAGGCGGGCCCGGTGCTCCCAGCCGCCCTCGTAGCCCGGAAAGGTCACCCATCCGTCGTAGGCGGTGCATCCGACGGGGGCCCCCTTCTCATCTTCGTAGAGGACGGCCGGCACGAGGTAGGTGTCGCAGAGGTCGGCGATCTTGCTGGCGGCCAGGGCATCCATGCTGCGCTCGTTCCGGGCCCAGGCCCGGATGGTCCGGTCTGGGGTGCCGAGACGCTTGGCGAGGGCCTGGAGCCCCCCCATGGCTCGAGCGAGGTCGCCGAGGACCCCGGGCATGGTGATGGGCTGGCCCAGCTTCCCGGGCGCTGCTTTTTTGTCCTTGCCCATGGTCATGCCCCTACCCGGGTGAGATCCATCCAGCGGGTGAGCTCCGCCCTGGCCTCGGCCGCGGAGATCGAGAAGTTGGCCCGGATATAGGCGGCTCCCCCATACATATTGGTGCAGCCCCGCTGGCGGAGCCCATCTAGGTAATCCTTGATCTCGGTGTAGGGGATGCCCTTCTTGTTCAGGATGGCGGTGGGGTCGGCCTTGGTGGCTTCGGCGGTGCTGGTCATGCGGTGCTCCTTTTCACTGGCCCAGGCCCCTCTCGGGGCCGGTGGGCGGGGCGGGCGCGGCTCAGTGCCGGCGCTCTATCTCCTGGTTGATGACGTCCAATTCTATCCGGGCGTAGAGCGCTGCCCGGTCCCCGGCCGCCGACGGGTCCCGGTCGGCGAGGGTCAGGTAGATGTCGCGTTTGCGCTCCATCAGGTCGGGCATGGGCGTGATGCGGTAGCTGTTCTCCAGCAGGAGGCGCCCCCCACCCGTTACGTGCTTCTCGGCGACCCGCAGGGCCTCTCCCCAGGGCAGGTCCGGCTGCTGGAGGCAGTATTCATGGGCGGTCCTGGTGACCTCCTGGATCCGCAGGTCCTCCATGCGTGTGGCGTTGGCGTAGGCGTTCATCGTGTCGCCTCCGCCCGGGTGATCGATTCGCAGATGCGGTTGAAGGCCGGCGCGGGGAGGGTTTTGACGGTGGGCATGGAGATCAGGTAGCGCATCGTGTCCAGCAGGTCCTGGGTGGTCGCCCGGTCCCGGTTGTTGGCGCTGATGGCATCGATGATCCCTGACTCCAGTTCGGCGACTTGCCGCTCCAGGGCCGGCGATTCCGGGGCGGGGGCCGGCGGGGGTTGCTCGATGACGTTCTCCCGGTTGACGGTGGCTCCGTGCGTGAGCCCGTCCTCGGTGTCGAGGGTGTATTTGGCCTGGGCCGCCCCCTGGGCGCTCATGACTGCGAAGGCGTTTTCGGCCGCCTGCTGGCAGCGGGGGCAGCCCGGATGGATCAGGGTGCTGGTGAGTTTCATCATGGGGCGCCCTAGAACCCGTAGGTCTGGTAGAGGGCGTCGGCGGGGTCCCCGGTGAAGCGCAGGGTGTCTCCCGTCTCCCGGGCGGCCAGGGCGGCGCGCAGGGCCTTCCCCATGCTGACCCTGCCGGTGACGGCGATCGACCCGCGCGGGTGGCAGATGGGGTTGGTGCAGGCCGGCTGTTTCGATCCCCGCTCCGCCTGGGCGACGATCTCCGCCAGGGCATCGTGCTCCTGGGCGGTGAAGGTCGGGCACCCGCTGGTCTGGTCGATGCGGGCCGCGACGGCGGCCAGGGCCTCGACCGCCGTGAGTTTGGCGGTGATCCTGATTTTCTGCTTTTGCGCTGCCTGGAGTGCGTTCATGGGGTGCTTCCTTTCACGACCGCGACCCCCTCGCGGGGGCGTCGGGGCCGGGGCGTCTTGGCGTTCAGGCCAGCGTCCACCCGTTGAAGGTCCGGGTGGTCCCGTAGAGGGGCATGCATTGACCGAAATTCTGACCAGCTTTGTTCTTGCGGGTCTGGGTCAGGTATTTCCGGCCGAACCGATCGGTGGAGATTTCGTAGCTGATTCCCGAGGGGCTGTTCACCTTGGTCCCGACTTGGAGGGTGTTGAGTTCTTCGGTGGTCATGGCGTTCTCCCTTGAACCAAGAATCGGCCATATTGTGCCGGTAGTCAAGGCGGAAGATTTTATTTCGACTCGCGCGGCTCGTTCGCCCAGGCGACCAGGAGCCAGTAGGTCCGGCAGAGGACGTCCTCGATCGGGATGAAGAGGATCCTGGGGAGCAGGCGCGCAGCGCGGCGGTCATAGAATCGGGTCATGGCGGGGTCCTTTCCAATAAGGCTACCGGCCGCATTGTGCCGGTGCCTTCGTCTGTGGCGATATCAGCCGTATACCTCTTGGGCCATCCGGTAGGTCTGCAGGTGCAGGTCGATGACCTTCTGCATCGGCTTCTGGTATCCCCCGGCGAGGTTCCAAGCCAGGGGGACCCGCAGGCGTTGCGCGATGCTGAACATGAGGATGTCCCGGGCGGCCATCTGGTCGGTCGTCAGGATCCCGCCCAGGGGGTCCGCGATGTGGGGGTCGGCGCCGGCTTGGTAGATGATGAGGTCGGGCTGGAAGTCGATCAGGTCGTCCTCCAGGGAGGCCATCTTCTGGAGGTAGGTGAACCCCTCGCTCGAGCGGTGGAAGTCTTTGCCGAAGGTGTAGTGCATGATCTGGTGCCGCCGGGGCTCCCCCTTGAGGATGTCGTCGGTCCCGTTCCCGTAGTGGGCGTCGGCGTCGATGATGGCGACCCGCTTCCGCCCCTCGGACAGCATCGCCAGGGCGGCGACCATCAGCCCGTTGAGGGTGCAGAACCCCCCGTTGAAGGCGTATCCGGCATGGTGGAACCCGCTCACCAGGGCCGCGGTGGGCCGGTCCGGGCGGGCGTGGCGGCAGGCGTCGATCATCGCGCCGCAGGTCCAGGGCAGCGTGGCGGCGAGCGCCTTGCTGCGGGTGCCGTGCCCGTTGACCTCCTTTGCCGTCAGGACCCGCTTCAGGTAGGTCGGTTCGTGGGCCTCTGCCATCTCGGCGAAGGTGGCCGGCTTGGGCGCGACGAGGAAGCTGGCGGGGAGGGCCCGAGCGACCAGGGCCGGCTTACTCGGGCTGGGGCTGAACCCCTCCGGGGGGGCGCTCTGCTTGGGGGTGTAGAAGGTGGGGATGCGCTTTGCCATGGTGGGCTCTCTTTCACGACCGCTGCCCCCTTGCGGGGGCCGGCCGGGGCGTCGGCTGCTATGCCAGGGCGGGAATCTCGATGAGGGTCCCTGCCTCCGCGTCGACCTCCACCAGCGGGATTTCGTTCGGGAGGACCGCCACCCCTCCCGTCTCCAGGCGCGCGTTGCAGAATCTGGCCCCCAGCCAGCGGGCCTTTGCGCGGGTGGTGGAGACGGCGATCGGCCGGTCAAAGCTGTATCCGTCGGGGACGAAGGCGAGGATGGTCTTGGGCATGAGGTGTTCCTTTCATCGCCGCGGGCCCCTTCCGGGGCCATTGGGCGGGGGCTGGCGGGGGCTACCCGTTCTGGCGGCCGAGGTTGGCGGCGCAATCCGGGCCGATCCCGTTGGCGACCGAGTTCGCGTCGGTCAAGTGGCGCCCGCAGCAGCAGCAGATCCCGTACTGGTGGCCGATGCTCTTGGCATCTTCCAGGCTGAGGCGGTTCTCGGTGTTCAGGTTGCGGATGGCGCCCGGGGCGTAGATGAATTTCCCCTTCTCCCCGGTGGTGATGACCAGCTTGGTCGCGTAGCGCCGGTCCGGGTCGGTGTCGCTGGTGCGGACCTTGTAGACCTCGTTGTCGAGGATGTAGAACCCTTCGGCGGCCAGGGCCGCCGGGGCGGCGGTCGGGGTGTTGCGCTGCCAGAAGGGGGCGGCCTTGAGGCTGTCGATGGCGCGGGAAGCCTGGGCGGCCGTGATCGCCTGCCCCGTCACGCGGGCGGCGATCGTCGCCAGGGTGTCGGCCCCGGTGGCGGCC